TACCTTCTCTTGCTGCGTAACCACATGGATCTAAACCTGTGTCGCTTGGGTCACACGCTGCGTTTCTTAATCCCCGTGGATCAATGCCTAATTTAATGTGAGCATCAATACACGCAAGGAAGTGGTCCTCTTTAATTACTGAACTAGAAACGTCATCGTTAAATTTGCCATGCCATATGCCATCAAATCTTGATTGACTCATAATTCCTCTTTCAACCTTTTGTTCGTCTTTTTCTAACTCACCTTGTAATGATTCATCCCACTTAAACCATGGGTTATCCTTATAGGTAAGCTTAACTATCATGTGATACTTGTCTTTATAGTACCCGGTCTTATCTAATTCAGCTTGATATGGCGTGATAAATTCTTGGCTCATCGGGTCTTGACTTGAACCGGTATTCCATAAGTACCATAACTCAGCACCGGGCATATCTCGCAATGTTGGCCCTAATGTATCAATAGTTTCTTGCTTGGTCTTTTCAGCCTCTTCCATTAGGAACCGCTTGAATGATGCCGCACCTTTCATATCAAGAATGTTTTTCATACCACCAAAGACTAGCTTACCGCCGTTACCGTTTCTTATTTCCCACTTACTAGGTACTGATAAAAAGCCACCAAGGCCAGAATCTTTAATTGTATTTTCAATGCCGGAATAAATACTCTCCCTTAATGCGGTCATTCTTTCACGTAGCACATAGTTTTTAGTCGCGGTTGAATGCACATCAGCGACAAATATATTTTGAGCGAAACGTGTTTTCATTCCACCACGACCACCAAATAATAATTTATATTTGCAATGCTCTAATATGAACGGCTCAAGCTTTGGCACTAGTAAAACGGTTGGCTTCTTATTGGTTTTCTTCATATCTCCAATAGTGCCAATCCATCTACGTATTATGTGAGGGACTAGCTTACCTTTGATTTTATCAACCCTATCTATAACACCATAAACAGTTGGCTCTAATGTACCGCTTGCGGCCTTGGCTAATAACTCAATTCTGTCTAACCTCTTTGAGTGCAGGCTACTCAAGGTTTAATCCTAATGACTTCTCAATATCTGCAATTCGTTTTCTGATTATTGTATCTGCTTCGATACCCATCATGGACCTAATTGAATTAATGATAGCCCCGCCAATATCAGGCGCTAAGTCACCAGTAGATATAGCCTTAACTATTTGTGCAGCTTGTATGTGAACGTCAGCCTTATGGTCGAAATCAAAAGTCACGCAATCATTAGAGGGTTTAACACTGGCCCATCCTTTATCGGCTAATAGCTTAATGCACATACCGCAGTTAGGGTCATCAGGTGTAATTGCTGATTTAATTATCATTGTGAAGAATGCTTTTTCAGCATCGTCCTTTGTGGACTTAGGTGTGAGTGTTAATACTGAAGCCTCTCTAAAAGCCTCAAGTATGATTGTTTTGGTTGACCTACCTCTAGCCGGTAAGTTATCACCCTTCTTTAGTGTTGTTATTGATTTAGCCATAACCCTTATTTAGCCCTTATCTATTATTGAAAGGGAAATAAAAAAGGCATGACTACCTTTTTGTATATTCATGGTATCGAGTCCTTAAATGGTTATTCGACTTAGTTAAAATTACTTTTTCTTTGTTGGTTTATTTACTGGTTTACGCATTGGTTTTTTAATAGTCTTCTTATGGGTGTCGGTTCGTTGACCCCGATTAGGTTTTTTATGTGCCATTATTTATCCGTCCAAGTTGTATTTACATGTGCTTGAATTGTGTATGTAGTGCTTACCTTTGCTTTATCGCCCCAACTAGTGTTAACTCCTGCCTTGTCTGTCCATATTGAAGTTGACTCGCCCTCTCTCCATACTCCAGCAGCCCAGACGGTTGAGGCCCATAGCCCACCCTTCCAAACCCCATCAATTTCTAAGCTCATTATACATCAAACGGATTTGCGTTACCGTCACCCGTAATTGTTACGCCGTTAATCTTGGCTATATCTGCACTTACTTCGTTTACAGCAAAGTCAAATTGAGAATAATCAGCGCTTGGTAATGTCCTGGCGTTGAACTCTGTAACAGTTGGCACGTTGGAAATATCGGTTTGTATTTGTGTTATACCTGCGTTATCTGGTGCAGTGTAATCAGTTACAAGGAAGTAATCAGCGCTAACAACAGTTCGAGCGTTAAATTCTGCAACTGTTGGAACGTCTGCAATTTCTGCTGTTGTTGCAAACCCTGTAGCTGTTAACCAATCGCTTTGATTAGTTTGTAAGTCGTTAGTATCAACCAGAATAGAATCTACATTTGTATCTACAGTTTGCAAGCTAACTTCTAGTGCGTAATTAGCACTCAATAAACTTCTAGCATTGAACTGAGCCAGTGAAGCAGGAACAACAGTTGAAATTAATGAAATTTTAGTATCATTGTCAACTGACTGTGGAAAGGTAGTGTAAACCTGAACTGTTTGAGATAGCGCGCCTGTTCCAGCAAATGAAACAGCTACATGATCACCGTTAGTTTCTGCTTGCGTTGGCGCGTAACTATGATAGCCCTCACCCTCATGCGTGACACTTCCACCACCGGCAGTTTTAGTGCCGTTATCAATGGTTACTTCAGCAGTTACAGTACCAGTGAAATTACTCCCATCTGATATTGTTATCATCTGCGCGCCTATACTTTGACCTGCTACATTTTTTTTCATGCTGTATTCTACCATATAATTTGAATTTAATAGACCTGTTACAGATATACCTCCACCACCTGACACGGGGATTGTATAACCAAAACCTGGTAACAGTCTTTGTGCTGATGATTGCGACATTTCCGTATTGCCGCCGCCGGGTATTAATTTTTGCATTAAGCTATGCTCGAAACTGTAATATATGCCGTTGTACTTGTTTTAGCTAAACATCCGAATAATTCAAAAGCTCCATCTTTACCCGTTTGCGTTGTTGTTATTTCTATTTTCTGTTTAGTGTTTGTCCCGCTTAATCCGTCATACGATTCCGCACTACTAGTTAACAATGATCCGCTAGCGCTATTAACCGCCCTGCTACTTTCAAAATGATATTCATTTGTAGTGTCATCAGGGTAAACTATTTCTATCCAGAACTCTGTGTCGGTTAGCCCTGTTGTTGTGCCGTCCTGCGCTACTTCAATAGTTATAGTTTTACTTGTCGAGAAATCAGCAAAATCAGTATTCAGCAAAACCCGTAATGGCGAGAAAAATTCAGATGAGTTGGCGTTTGACACTAATTTGTTGCTTGCTGAAAAATTACTATCTGATAACTTTATAACTGATTCACTAAATAGCTCGCCATACTTAACTGGCCTGTAGCGTCTAAAGCTTGTATTTGCGTTTCCTGTGTTCTCAAATATTATGTCGCTAGCGCCTACCGCTGGTGATGATATTAAATCAGTAACATTTGCATTTATCGCGCAGTTAACAACCCTAATTCTCCCTACTTTTTCATTATTCGCATCTATCAATGTAGTATTTAAACTGTCTGAAAAATCCACAGAATCAACACTGATTGTTGCGCCGTCTTGCACTCTTATCGGTTTTTGATTAACTGATGCTGATGTGCCACCGATAGATCCGGCTAACATGTACAACTGACACCTGCTTGTTACATCAATGATAGGTGCATTTCTTGATGTTCTATCACAAAATACATGAGTATTTATAAGTTTAAGCCAAGCGTCTTGGGACGTAATTATCATTCCCCCAAAATTATCAGTCCTAGCAACATCAATGTCGCAATCATCAAAAGTAACATCTCTAACGTTAAATTTATTTCCTATATCGAGCTTTAATCCGTAAGCAGATGAACTATTACCTGTCATTGTTATAGTGTGGTTTGATATGCTTTCCACTTGTACTGATGTTGCTTTTATTGATGTAACAGTGGTGGAGCCTGAAACTGTAGAGCTTGTGATTATGCTATTAGAGGGTAAAGTAAATGATGATGTTCCTGGTAATGTTTCGCTGTGAACGTTAGCGACTATTAACCTGTCATTTGCTGATAATGCGGCAACGCCTAACGAAAAAGTAGCAAAAGCATTTGCCCACGTACTTCCATCATTACTGCCTGACGCGTTTGAATTTACGAAGAAGTCTGACATTGCTTAACCTTATGTTATTACACTGTGATTGATTATACACTATTTAGCGCTTCTTGGTCTCATTATGCCTTGCTAACATGTAGCTACCAAAGAAGAATGTGATTATAGCGCCCGTACCTGCCATCATTAACGCTGTAGTCGCTAATTTAAAGTAAAACTCTGCTAAAGGCATGTTATACGGTGCACATATGGCACACATTAACACTAGCGATAACTGAGACTTAATCCACAATATAGCTATCTCCCGACGCGCTTTACTTCTTTCTGAGTTTTCACCCATAGTTGATATAGCAAAGGCAATTACACCTTTTCTTAAGCTAGCATTATCCTCAGCCTTTTCTTGGTCAGTATGCTGCTGTCCATCTATCCAGCCACCAACACGAACAAGCAAGCCTTCCTTCTTGTCGAATATGTTATCTGTTAGCTTTTCACCCCAGCTAAAAGGGTTGTACCAACTCATAATATAAACCCGCTAATCATTTCAAGCACTGGCTCTATACCATTAGCTTTAATGCTTATAGCCAGCGCAACTCCTGCCATCAACAAGCCGAACACGTTTAAATATGTACTTTGTCTTTTTATGTGCACGTCATGCGTCCGGTATTTTATATCACCCTTCTTTTGACCTTCCTTGTACTTATTTATCTTAACAAGCTCTTTGTTATTGGTTTTTTGCTCAGTTAATTGCTCGCCAAGCAAGTTGATAATGTCTCTATTTTGCTTGATGATAGTATCATTTTGATCAATTTGCTTTTTTTGTACCTCGGCTAAACTCTTGTAACCGGGCAATGCTTTCTCTTTTCCTTCGATAGTCATAATTTACCACCCACAATAATCAATGTAGTATTTTTCTGGTGTTGCTTTGCCGCCACCGTTCCAATGTACTTTTAAATACCTAGCCATTTTCATAGGATCTTCAGGTAAAGCACCAGCAGCCATAAATAGCTTTTGCCTTGCCATAAATATATTATATCGCAAATCATAAACCAGTTGACCACAGCATTGACTAATGCCTAATAGCTCAGCGTTTTTCTTTATACTATCACCATGCAGCCAAACATCATCGTGCGTTGCTGGCTCCATCTGTATTATACCAAGCGCCGGACCCGTCATTTGAGCGATATAATCACCACCGCATGACTCATGAGCAATAATCATTTGTATAGCTAAAACCGCAGCAACAGACTCACCCTTTGGAATCTTCCTAAGGGTAGGGATTATAACTAAATCCGTTAATTGTTTTTTATTCATCATAACCCCTTAAACCTTATCTGAAACGAAGTTCTAAATCTTTTCGAACAATCGGAATCGCCTTATCTTTCTTGGCGGTAGGATCAGTAAGTAATTGCTTAATTTCCGCTGCATCCGCATCAATGATCAATACATTACTAAACATACCATCCTCATAGGTGCGTAACGGTTTAAGTGGCACGCCTTGAGCGCGAGCTTCAGGCGTACAATAATACATAGCCTCATAAGTACCGCCGCCAATGCAGTTTTCTTCGTTAAACTCTTCATCGATACCACCGGCTTTCATGTTCCATGAGTCGTTTAATTCTACAGCTAAAATCACTACCATAGCAGCAGGGAATGTAACACCGTATTCATCTGTTATTTTTACGTTGGGTATTAGTGTTGCTCTTGTCATTTTGTAAGCCTTTATTTATTGAATGTTATTGTGTGCGTTCATGTCAGCTTCTATCTTACCCATATCCTCAGTTAATGGCATATCACCGTCACCGTCTAAAACCATGTCAGCCTTTTCTTTTTCTTCATCCTGTTCCGCTTTTAATTTATCAGCAAGAATTTCTGAAATATCACTAAGAATACAAATATCATCAACGATTACACTCTTGTTTTCAGCAAAGTCAGGTATCAACCAGATTGCAGGGATATCTTTACTTATATTTTTATCTTCAGAAAGGCGGTTTCTCTCATTACTTAAGCCATGCTTAGCAACGAAATCATACATATCTTTCCAGCTTGGCAACTCCTTTAACTCATTGATCAGCTTTTTATTCAGTGACACAATTTCCAATTCAGTTGCACCATAACTTACATCGTCAAATACGCCGCGATCAGCTAACCATTCTTTTAATATTGTCATTGTATCTCTCTACTCAGTTAAACCATCTTCGAAAGCCGAGGAAGGCCCCTTTGTCAGAATAATACGTAATCAGACTGACATTAGTGTTTAGTGTGTAACCCACGCCTACCCGGTAACCGAGTTTAGCTTGAGCGCTATTGTAATTTATTGCAGTGAACCACGATAAAGTCCTATCATAATAAGCTGCCTCTAATCCGTATTCATACTCATCAGTTTCAGTGCGATCGACACTTCCCATAACACGAAAGTACGAGTTATTCCAACCTGCGCCGATACCATATTGCGAGACCTCGTTACCAAGCTCAGCGCGAATATAAAACGGGCCCGACACTTTCATATTAACTTGCATTGATAGCCCATCTCGATAGCCTATGTCACTGTATCCGTCACTATATGAATGTGTGCTTAAGGTCAGGGTTACCAAAGTCAACAGGCTTCTTATACTTTTGCTGAAATACATTTAAATCCTTAAGGCATTCATCACAAACGCCAATCAATCTATTATCCGAACTAAAGCCATTCTTAGACAAGCAATAATGTCCATCCCTAACGAAAACAAGAAAAGCCGCACTTTTCCAAGTTGGCGGCTTCTTAGTCATACAGTAGGCACACCATACATAATCGTTCATACAGTGCATTATACAGTGTTTAAATTAAATTATCCTTGTTTCTGCTATGGCTACATCTTTGTAGTATTTACAATATTTAGCATGCTCTTTTTTGAATACCTTTCTAGCTATTTTTAAAGCAGCTTCATGGCTCCACTGATTAACATGGTAAGTTACCGGCAAGATATTACGTGGTGCATTCTTGCCAGGTAGAAAGGTTATATCAATCAAGTGGGACGCCAGGTATTGGGCGAACACTAAAATGATAGCCGTGTGCCTTAAGTGTTTTATCATCGTTAATACTGCACTTAGCTATGCGGTGCTTTCCGTTATCATCAACCACTGACATAGTTTTAACCTCTCCATCATCTACGTTAACCCATGCGCTAGCGTAAAGTTTATCGGTGGTGAAGCCGTAACCGCTAGCTCTACTTACACACCTTAAATTTATTTCTGGCATTGTATACCTCTAATTTAATTTATTAGCTTTCTGTTATCTCATTTCTATGATACCAACCATTGCGAATACATACCCCTTTAAGGTTACTACCAATTACCATTAAATTCACACAAGGCAAGCCAAAAAACTCACGAATTTTACTTTCTTTAATTACTTCTGCTTTTAACTGCGTACCGCTTGTTCTTGATTTTATTGTACACGACATTTTAATACTCCATTAGTTATGACGGTAATTGCTTACCGTCTATAGCAGTTAGTGGTGTTAGTCGAACCAAAATTCTCTATCATTTTTCGTTATGCTTTTTATTTCTTCATATTGATAATCATCTTTATCGTCAACATTTAAGTTGGCCATTAGATTATCGTAATTCAAATCCTCCAACTCATCATCAGGCCAATCGATAGTTTCTTCTATTGTCACTGTGTATATTACTTTTAATATAGCCATAATTTACCTTACCTTATTTAATAATAAGCGCCAAAAGAATTCATCTTCAGCGCGTTCTTTTAGAATATCACGACAGCTCTTACATAAGAACTTACCGCGCCGTAATTTTACATATTCAAACTTTGTGAATATTGGATGATGTCGCCCATCATAGCCACGGCATCTTAGAGGTGATTTAGTAGCTGTGATTAGGCGCATTGTTATTCCTTTGATTGGTTAAACTCGATTAAAAGATACTACTTCGAAATTACCTTTAGGTCTCATTTCCAGCAATTCTTTCTTTAACTCATTGGTCATAATTTTAAAAACTTCGCCGGAATTTGATAATAAAGAAGAGTAAGATCCTATTTTTGAGTTATAGCAATAACCTGTAGAATCTGTACATTTAGCATTCATAAAATAAAGACGATTAATCACTGCTATATTCTCCTTTGCCCCCGTAGGGGCTTTGTTAGTTACTGACCGTTATTGTTTTGCTGATGGCCTTGTTGATTCCAGCCACCATTATTTCCGTTGTTATTATTCTGATGGTTATTTTGCTGCTGCTGAAACCCGCCGTTATTTTGCTGTTGTTGTTGGCCTTGGTTGTTATTCTGCTGCTGATTGTTATTGTTATCTTCCTGAGCGTAAACGTTGAACTTAGTCACGCCATGCGGACCCCAAATCTCACCGAATTGATATTCGCTACCGTCATCACCTTTCATTGTGATTAACTCAGCAATCGTTTTATAGCGCTTTTTCTCGTTGCCTTGTGCATCGTTATAAGTGCCAGTTACGATAGTGATGTTTTCTTTTTTAATTAGTTGAGCCATTTTCTTTATTTCCTTTAGTAGTTAATTGTTACGTTTAATATTTTGTTTTTAGCTAATGCTATTACTATTTCTTTTGCTTGGTTTTCTGTTAAGTAGCATTCCTTAAGAAGAGAATGCATAGTAGTGTTATTAATATTCCTTACATGTTCCTTATTTGCTAGTCGTGCGTTTTCTTCATGCTTATCCTGCACAGCTTTGCAGTCAGCAATTCTTTTCTGGCAAGCCTCAGCATCAATAGTGGCTTGACGCTTAATTTTATCATCATGCTCTTGCTGTGCTTTTAATGCTTGCTCTTGGTCGTATGCGTAAGTTTTATCAATAAGCAATGCCATTTCATGATCGCGATTAAATATATCCAAATCAATTATCGCTTGTTTACGTGCCTTTTCAGCATCGAGAATAACTTTACGTTCTACATTGTAAGCGTCAAGTAAATCAGTAAACGGCTTGTTAGCTATCACAAGTCTTTCAACTATAGCGTCATGTTCCTTGTTGATCTTAGCGGTGCTTTCCTTGGTTAATTTAATACGTGAAGTCTTCAGCGCCTTAATGATATCGCCAATCTCAGCAGCGCCTTTTTTTACCATTGTACGTTCAGGTAAATTATTCATGTCAGCATATAAACCGTCATGATACTTTTTGCTGTTTTCTTCTATTGAGGTAATTATGCCTTCAGTAGTTACTTCTTTGAAAATTACGATATCCATTATTGACCCGCTCCGTTAAACGTTTTATTTAAAATATCCGTCATATCCTGCGACAAACACCCCCATTGATTCTTGATTAAGCCACCCCAGTTATTAGTGACCCACGCAGAATCTTCACGGTTGGCAACTATACTCTCTAGCTCGACATTAACCTTAACCTTTGGCGCGCCGTCCGTATCGTCTTGCGCTAACCCGATAATAGCTGCGTATTGATAACGGCGCATATAAGTAATACTTGCACCCATTATCTGCGCTGGATTACTACCACCGCCACCCTGAAGCTTGGCGATAGGCATAACACACATACTTGATATGTATTCACCGCTTGCATGGCCTAAAACAGTTTGCATGGTGGTATCGCCTTTTTCATTACTGCCCATCAATTGAATTACACTTAACCCATTTTTAGCCAGTGCTGGCTTTGCAGCATCAATACAATTGCCTAGTGTTGCGTATTTGTAACCATGCCCAGCCTTTGCTTTTTCAACGTTTTCTAGCTCGCCTTGGAACACTGAAAGCGCCTTAAATAATTCTGTAACCGACTCTGACTTATCCATTTAAACCACCATTTCTTTTTGTTGCATATCAAGCAAACACAAAACCGCTTCACTTACTGCTGATGTTAATTCATCACCTTCAAACGCTTTGAACTCTGATTCCTTTTCTGGATCATCGTGAATAATTTCAATTTTAATAATCATTACTATCATCCTTAAATTCTAGGTGTGAACACTCGTCACACTCTAATACGTTATTCAAATGCTCAGTCATTGAGCTATGGCATTCACTACACTCAACCGGCTCGTTTACTGATAGGTCTTGGTGATTATTCATACTGGCAACTCCAGCCATTCAATAAAATCTGTAGTTTCCAGGTAGTCAGCTGCTTCTTGTTCGTCATACTGAGCAGAATCAAACTCGACCACCTCCATGCTGCAACCGTACCCATATTTATCAGCAGTACGAACGTTAATTTTTACGTCCAGCTTAGGCGGCGTGATGCTAATCGTTAGCCATTTGTTAATCATTGTTACTCTCCGTAACTTCACCCTTTAAAAAGTCAACAAGGATAACGTCTTGAGCATAATCTGTTTCATAACCTTCCACGTCAGCTACGCTTGCGGCTACTTGATAATTACCCATAACCTGCTCAAGTAAATTCATTGCCTTTAAAAGTTTTTGTGCGTCATTCATATCTCTCTCACTTGTTAGTTGCTTAACTCTACTACCCAGAAACCCGCAATTAAGCGGGTTGTTAGTTAAGCCTTGTAATAGCCTTGTGAAATCATCCAAGTGTGATACCTATCAAGGTAATCACCTAGTGACTCTTTCCAGTTTTCAGGGCCAAATTGACGGATGCGGCTGTAATATTGTTCTTGACTCATAAGTTTCTCGTTTGTTAATTAGTTGCTGCTGTTT